CTCGTTGGTTTTTTAGTCTTTACATAGCCTCGAAAGTCTTGAACTTTCTGGGAGGCGTATACATCGACAATGCTGCACGAATCTGTGACTGACGGCGGTTGCCCATCAGTGAATAGAGCGTGAGCATCCATCCAACAGCACGCGGGCCTTGTTTGCGGATCACCCACGCAGGCTTGGACCCAGGCCGCTTCGACTGGAACGCCGATGGTTTCGTGTTGAACATCTTTGCCACACGCTCTGCGATGTCACAGTCTGTGGTGGACATAGACACGCAGAGGACGTGTGTATTGCGACGGCTGTCTCTGAGGGCGAGGAATGATCCCTCACCCTCTAGTATTCCAGACAGCCATGACAAATCTTTCAGTGACACTGGTGTCACAGAAGACTCATCAAGCAGTCGCAATTTCCACAGCACACTCGGGGCGCAAAACCCCATGACCTACGGCGTACTTGCCGACGATCAGCGTGCCCTGGCGGCGGATGTCGTACTCCGACTCGACCGAGAGATCAAGGAGCTTCACCGTGCCGACTGCAGACTTGTGCAGGATCAGCGCTACCGAGGTGCTGAAGTCGCCCTGGTACTGCGTGGCGACCGTCGCATCCGCCGACTGGTCAGTCGTCGGGAGGTCGTTCGTCATGACGATCGGCAGGCCCGCGATGCGATAGATCAGGCCCGAAGCCACGGAGCCGTTGCCCTCGGGGTTCAGGTCGCGGTTGATCGCGCGGTTGCCGCTGTTGACGAGCATGAAGTACTGCTCGGGCGACACGAAGAGCACGCGGTCTTCCCTCGGAACGTTGTTACGCTCCAGCTGCGTCACGCCGTCGAAGATGGCCGAGACGAGTGCATCCGCATCCGTCTTCGCCGTCGAAGCGACGATCTTGGTGCCACCGGGGGCACCCGTGATGTTCGACGCGGTACGCGCGGCGAGGTAGCCCACGCGAGCGATGTTCGCGTCCATGGCGTGTGCGAGGGCACGACCAACGTCACCCGAATAGATCGAGCGAACGTCATAGTGGTTCATCGCCTCGTCGATGCTCGCAATGAAGCGATCCGCAACGAGGAGGTCATCGATGTTGATCACGCGCTCGTTGTGCGCGATCTTGCTGCCGGTCAGCTCCGTACCCGGAACGTGATAACCAGCGGTGCCCTTCCACGTCGCCGGGAACTGGGCGCTCTTGCCGGACGTGATGGTGCGAACGAAGGTCTTCGCGAGGAAGACGTTGGTCTCCGCGAAGGCGGTGAGGACTTCCCCACCGAACACCTTCAGGAACAGAGACTTCGGATCGCCAGTCTCGTTCGCCTGACCAATCCGTGAAACGTTGGCGTCAGCCATTGTACTAAGGTTCTTCTTGAGAGAAATGTGAAAAGGCCCCAAGTCGTATGACCGGGGCCGCGTGCAAGGAGCTTCGCGTTACTTGTCTGTCTCTATTAGGATTCCTTGAAGGAACTCCCGCCGAAGAGACGGACGGCGTGATAGGCGGCGCGTGCGCGCCACACCGGTACTCCCTCTTCGATCATGATCTTGAGGAAGAGCTGGTCGCATGCCTTGCGAGCGCGCGTCACTCCCGTGTCCGGAAGCACTCCACCGTGACGGTAGAGCCAATCGTGGACGAGAGGGGCAGCGACACTCAGCTCGAAGGGAGCGACGAGCGGCCAGAGCAGCCGTGGAACGGACGCAAGGTCACACTCGAATCCCTGAGGGATATTCACGTCCTCATATGAGAACGGAGAGAGTGTGATCCATTGTCGGTCACGTTCGCGGTAGTCGATCTCTGGCTCGTTAGATACGGATGGCATTGCTGACAGCCAACCGCTTAGCAACCTGCTCGCGATACGCAGGGTCCGTCTTGTATCGCTTGTCCTGCATGGCCTTCACGATCTCAGCATTCGAGCTGAACGGCTTGGGCGAAGTGTCAGTGGCCGTGCTGGCCCCATTCACGCGGGCGTGCGGGGAACCGAGAGCCGCCTCATGGCGGGCCTTCAGCCCGTCCAGCGCCAGCGCCATCTGCGCCTCGTTGCCAGACGTGAGCAAGCTGTCATAGGCAGTCCGCTCGGACTCCGAGAGGCCACCCTGCTTCGCCCACAACAACATCGCGTCGAGCTGCTCTTTGCCCCCGACACGGGCCGCGAGCTTCGCCTGGGCCGCTTCGGCCTGGGCCTTGATGCCTGCAGCGTAGATCGTCGCCTGTGCCTCGGTGAGGCCCTTGGC